CTAGTATTTTGTAAAGATCTTCACTCCCTTCCATATTAATATAGAATTCCTACATAAACTTAAATACTTATTTACGAATAAAGACATTATGGAGTTGCCATTTATATACAAATATCAGCCATTGTTCTTAAAGGATTTTGAGATAGATGAAGAATTACTGATATTGATTAAAACTCTTATCACGATGGATACCCTAAATGTTCTTTTTGTTGGTGATTCTGGATGTGGAAAGTCATCTTTAATTCAAGCTATCATACGGGAATACTATGGGAATTCCTCTGAAAAGGGAAATGTCATGGCGGTCAACAGTCTTAAAGAACAAGGAATATCATACTACAGGACTGAAGTAAAAACTTTTTGTCAAACTTCAAGTTTAATTCCAGGAAAAAAGAAGATACTAGTTCTGGACGATCTTGATATAGTAAACGAACAGAGCCAACAGGTATTTAGAAACTGTATTGATAAGTATAGTCATAACGTTCACTTTATTGCGTCGTGTAATAATACGCAAAAGGTCATAGATAGCTTACAATCGCGTATGACAATTATGAAGGTAAAGGTTTTATATACTCATAATCTTATGAAAATCCTTAAGAAAATATGCAAGATAGAAAATATCTACATAAAACCTGAAGCGGAAAAATTTGTTTTGTCAATATGTAATAATTCTGTAAGAATACTCATTAATTATCTTGAAAAATTTAAACTGCTTTCAAGAGATATCGATGTAGAACTGGCTACTGCGGTGTGTACGAATATCGCATTCCAAGAATTCATTACTTATACTAACTTATGCAAAGATGGGAATATTCGAGACGCTACTATATTAATGTATAAACTCTTTGATAAAGGTTATTCTGTGATGGATGTTCTTGATAATTTTTTTCTATTTGTTAAAACAACAACTCTCCTAACAGAAAGCGAGAAGTATAAGGTCATACCCAGCATATGTAAATACATAACTATATTCCATAACGTTCATGAAGATGAGATTGAGTTGGCGCTATTCACAAATAATTTAATCTCTATTTTTTCTTCATCTACTATATAGATGAATTCTCAAATATTTAAAAAACAAGTTCCCGAAAATATATTGTGGGATTTATTAAAAAAAATATGCGTAGAACAAAACAAATATTTTCTTCTGTCACCGACATCGTTCAAACAGGCTGATTATCATAATATACTCAGCGATTTTTGTGCGTCTCTTGAAGATTACTACCACATTTCCAAGAAGCATTATGTAAATAGGAAATTGAATTATAGCAAATTTACAACATTAATCCGACAGATTTGCAATATCAATCAGGTTTCATTTACATCCAAAATTGTATATAATAGTTCAAGTTATGACATATTATACTATATTTATAAATCAACGTGAGATCAATAGGTATTTTCCTATCTGCGTTTCAGATTCCAAAGCCTGTTGTGCTGATAGTCGCGCAAACCATTGAAACTTTGTTCTTTTAAGAATTTCATCATCTGGTATATATAGTCCTAGAGCCGAGTTAGGCAGTTTAATGTAGCCGTCTCCTATGAGAGCCTCAATAGTCACCGGTTCACCTCTGACATTTCTTACACCCAACTTATCAGCGGTGACTAAATTCATTTCACCTTTGAGTGTTTTATCGAAACACCATCTTCCATAAGCTCCCAAAAAGTTGCTTTCAGCAGTGTAGTCAGTTGAATTCATATATTCCAAATATTGTATGTATTCAGACATCATAGGGCAGTCTCGCTGACATCCCATAAATTTTGTGCTTGGAAAGAAATCCACTTGTTGAGCTGTGCTACCTCTATCAATTAGTTCTCCGACAAACATGCGATTTGACCGTGTATTACTCTCGTATGTGTCTATAAGATTCTGAAAACAGATGAATGAATTAGGAACAACCATTCCACCAAAAGCATGAAGCACTCGAGCAAGTGCCAATTGCCGTATTTTTCCTCTAATTGGTTCGGCTATCATGTTGAGATTGATAGACCATCCAGGTAATATTTTGGAAAAGGTATCATCGTCAATCAAGCATATGTTGAAATCGTTACCACATCTGTCAATGATTGACTTAATAGTAAGATATTTATATGGCTGATTGAGGCAATTAGTATTGCGTGAACTAAAAGATGGCCACCACCTTGCATTAATGTCATATGTCATATGAATCCAGAGAAGAGGTCGCTTGCTTTGTGCTAAAGAGGAATCATTCAAAAGATACTTCTTTACAAGTTCATAGTTTTTCGCATCTTCGTCGTTCAGTTCGGTATCTTTATACTTCTCATATAGAATCCCAGCTAGGGTCATCGTAATTATCGTAAGGATGTATTTTGCGTATTTCATATATACTATTACTCTATATATTTTTATGTGTTTGTCAGCAGTTTGAAGCCACTCATCCATGCGTCGTTTGCTTTTCGCGCCGCCTCATCTTGTTTTGCAAGTTTAAAAGCACGTTGAGTATCAGTCTTATTCTCCAAACCCTTTCGCTGATTTAGATAATCTGATGCTTGTGATAAAGAAAGCGGCTTAGTATCTTGAGTATTGCGGTGTTGCCTCATGTCTTGGATGTTGGAAAACTTTTGTCGTTCATCGTAATCTTGTCGTGTTACAGGTATAACAGACTCAACATGGGCTTTTTTCAAGTCCTCAAATTGCAATGGACTAAATAATGCGGCAGAGTATGATTCCGGTTTATCTCCGGTAAGCTCGAAGTGATTTTGACACATAGTATCTTGAACGTCTTTTCTTATTGTAAGTGCTTTCACCTCTTCCTTCTTTTGTTCAAATTTTTCATTCATCTGACTCATAGTCGTTGATCGCGTATCAATATCGTCATCGGATTTTAACCAGTCTCCATAGCCTGTCTTAGTATCCTCATCTTTAATCTGGTGTTTATCGAACAAGTCGTTGAATATTTTATTAAAGTCCGACTTCTTTTTGATGCTTTCTATCATTTTTTCTTTCTCTTCGTCATTTTCGATGCTATACTCAGTTGATCTATTTTTATCTGACTTATCCCTGAATTCGTGAATTGAGTAAATGATTTTATATGCCGAACTAAAGAATAAAAAGTATTTTTTATCCATTCTAGATTTATCTGGGTGTGTTTTCATTACAATTTTCTTTGCGTTTCGTATATCATCTCTGCTAAAGTCGTGGTTTAATTTAAAAAGATTCAGTAAGTCGTCCAAGTCATAATTATCTATATTAAGGTCTATGTCGCAGTTCATTATGTTTTACATATAAAATATAATGAATTATAACTATTGTAACGTTTTAGCTTTGGCTGCGCATCGATCGAAAAATTGTTGGACCTGTGTAAGATCTCCACCACTTACTGAATCATCAGGGATATACCATTGGTCTCTTTTTACGTCACCGTAAAATGCTAATAATGTAGGCACACCCTTTACCATTTTCCTTCTTTTGAGAGTCGCATACAATTCGATACAATCATCTACATCTATATCCGCACACATGACGTTGGGTGGTAAATGAACGAAATAATTGTCGCAAGTACTTTTAATCTTTTTGCAGGGCGCACACCACGTAGCTCCAAATTTTACAATCATTACGTTGTTCCCAAGTCGCTTTTGCGCTTCTTCGAGTGTTTTCGGTGTCAGTTCTGTTGCAATAACACGTTGAGGCATAATTATATATATATTGGCTATAGTTTTTAAGTTTAAATGTCAGGCAGTATTTTTTCATACTTTTTAAGGAAACGAGAAAAATCGTGAATATGCTTAAGTTTTTCCTTTATATACGGACGTAGTTTATGACACCTGTTAAAATTTCCTCCTCTCATGCGCCTCCAAAGTTCCCGTTCCTCACAACCAATCCATCCTACTTCATTTATGTATTTGGTGTACTTGTCGAAGACTTCATAATACAATTTTTCTTTATTTGTCTCCTTGTTATCGTAAAGTGCGGACGCATACCGCAAACTATCCATTTGATAATACACGGAATGTTTTGTTGATAAAGTGCATATAAATGCCACATAGCAATCTTCCATAAACATAGGTTTCAGCGCCAATGTAAGTAGGCATCCCCTAAAAGGTATATGCTTCTCTTTCTTATTGTATCTTCTTATGCATTCTTTCAACGCGAGCATATTAAGATTTATAGCACGTCCTTGCTTTTGGACCAGTTTTTCATTGTCTGAACATGTCGCACCACTTTCTTGTCCTGCCATATCTACAAGAGTATATTTTTTCCTTCCAACGGATATTTCTATCATTGCGTGTGAACGAGAAGACACATCATTCATTTTTGTGCTTGCCATTGCTCGGTTTGATTGGATTGTAGTAATAAATTCTCTCATATTAGTTAATCTTTTCGTTGTCAGACCATTAACGACTAAGTTATTTGTTTTATATATCTTTAATTCTTGATTATTGTTAAGCATGTCATATATATTTCTATCATATATCTGATAAGCCGAAACATCTATATCCGCATTAGCCTTACGCAGGGAATATAACAACTCTTCAAGCAAACCATATATTGTATATGTTTTTCCTGAGCCAGTATAGCCAAATGCTACCCAGAATATGTGTGATGATAATTTCTTTCTCTCTATCAAATCATTGAATATGTATTCATTGTCTTCTCCCTTATCCCATAGTCTATTTATTTTAAAATGAAAATGTTTTTTATTGTGAGTATATCTAATATTTGATACATTGGGACCGCCTGATACTTGACTTATTGTGCCGTCCCTCACACGTGAGAATATCTCGATTGGCATAGATATATATATGAAATATTATTTAACCATGTTTTCGAGTGTTGGAATATGGATTTCAGACATCATTGCGTGTGCCTCCCAAAAATATCTGCAGAACGCCCACCTGAACTCATAGTCATTCTCATACCATTCAGGATGGGTGTTGATAAGCTTCTCACGAAGCATTTCTGGTAATAGGTTCATGCTATCTCGTGGAAGAACATAGCTTAGCTGTACCAGTTGGGACACAGGATCTGGGGGTTTTGATTTAACAAGACGAGTATCGAAAAAAGGTACATACTTTGCCAAATCAGATAACAGGGGAGGATAATCATATTTATATGTCCATCGCCAGTCAACACATCCATGTGTGTAGTAATTTATAGTCCACTCGAGACCTTCAAGATAGTTAGTACAGATTTCTTTTCTTCTCGAATCATCTATTTTAATACCGAACAAAGCCGAGTAGTATCTCTCTTCCCATCCTAGTTCCCCTGGATTTATATATTTTTCAACAGCACGATCTCTAATAGGAACTGCCATAAGGGATTCTTCACATTTTTTTTCGGGGTCTGTTTCTCTCATTCTTACTCTGTCGAATTTTTCGCGCACCTTATACTCTTCTTTCAAATACTGGTGCTCGTTTTCGCCCAGATAACGAACTAGTTTCCGAATATTTTTCCATACAACATTATTACCATCGGTCAATCTATCACTTCCTTTGTTAATTATTTGTTTGTACCCTGACATGAGTCTATTAATTCCAGAAGTTCTTATATTGAGAGCAGGAAAATGTGGCATGAAATCATTTCCCAGAAAGAAGCATAGTAAAATATAATCAGAAATACGATTATTCTTCTGTTGTTCTGTCGGATTAACCCCTTTATTGAGATCCATACTTAGCATACGCCCAAACTCTGGTATGTCCATTAAATAACTTTCATTCGGGTCGAGTGTATTGTCTATGCTTTTAATGAAATGTGGCGTTTCTCTAAATAAATACATTTCACGTGCGATATGCAGATGATTAAGTGTAAGCATGATGAGATCAGCATCTAAACCATATATAACAGTAGAAGTCTTCTGGTGGTAAATAGAGTTCTCTCTGATATAAGAATAAATTTTATGTTCTCCCTCTCCTGGCTGATCAGATGAAGACACAATCAATACTTTGAGACCGAACTCGGAAGGGTTAGAGAATCTTTTCTGGATTCTTTCACCAAGATTTTCCATAAATGCGGTGCCTGGGGTGATCGCCACAGTATCCCATCCTGTCTGAACTTTACCTGTAAGTTCCTCCATTATTGAACGCTGAAAATGAGACTTGAAACGGCGGTTGCGCTGCTGATTTAATTTGGCAACTGGAGCGACACCATCAAAAGCTATGAAAACTCTTTCAGATGGTCCTATAAGATTTATATAATATATGAGTTTTTTACAGACATTTTCAATGAGGATATTCTCGAAATCGATATCTTTACCTTCTGCGATATCACGAACCCCATCGTATATCAATGAATTACAATCGAGATACAAGTTATTAATTTTTAATTTCCTCTTTTCGTATTTTTTTATTATCGATCTGTGACGACGCACGATGTGAGAAAAATAACTAGGTATACCCATTCTATTGATATATGTAGCTAAATGTTTAAACTATATTAGTATATCAATATTGAATTTACAATTTTAGGAATTGTATCTTAATAATCACTATTAAAAGTAATTTAGAAATTTAAAATCACTATAATTATACAATGGATAGATGCAACATTAAAATACCCTCGCCGGAGAAGAAGAAATTCAGAAATGTTCTTCCTATAAGCTCGGCTCTCGGTTCAAAAATAATTGACTTACAGGACATTATTAAAAGAACCATACTATCTAGTCAAAAATATAAGACACTTGATATATTTGGAGAGAACGAACTTAATTTATGTATTAATTCTCTGGAAGCGATGTTCTCTACACTTAATGCTTTACTTCTTCCCATAACTGAAGGGAACAATATAGATGATGAAAAAATTATAAGTGTTCTCCAAGATATTACAAACGACTTATCTTCATTATTCCGAACGTTTGGAACGCATTCAATAGAAGATCTCATTATGATTTGTTTTGGAGCAGACTTCGCACAAAAAAATTTTATTAATAAGTCTATTTTAGATAAATATGCTGTCATGAAAAAATACGTCCATCCGATCAGCTATAAAGTTATGAATTGGAAAACTGATAGTAAAAACGTTTGCATTAGTCCGAAAAGACGGGTTCTTCAAAAGAACAGAATAATAGAAGACTTTATGATAGTTGAAACCGGACAGAATTTTGACTGTTTTGATTTGGCACGAACAAGCAAATCATTTCAGACAAAGGTATATGGAATTAAATTCTGTATCCAGAGTCCCGAACAGCAAAAAACGTTGGTTATATGTGGAATAGTTGATGATATTATGATTGAGTGTCTCAATTATCCATTCATATCACATAAGATGAGTTGTATTAATGATGAAAAACCAAGTGATTCAGACTTCGTTTCCAATTCTTTCGAGAGATTTACTAAGTGTTTATCATTAAAGGAACTTCTTGTCTATAGTAACCAGGAACTCTATAATCGCTATATGGGTTATATAAATCAGGTATCTCTCATCAAACAAAAAACTATCGCCCAAGTCACCAAGGAATTCATAAGTAGTGAGCTCTATGGACAACGTACGACACTAATACAACTGTTGTTAAAATCTAACGAACATGAATTTCAGTATTTGGCTTATTTGTTGTATGATTTATTGTCAAATGACCTTAATGGTAATGTTGACTCACAAGAGCAAACGCTTTTATTCGACAGTCTTCCATGGAACGTTAAGAAATATTTCAGAGATGCTATGAAACAAACAATGAATTATACCAGTAATCTCACGAATTTCGAAAACATGAAGATTCCTCTAGAACAACAAATTTGTTTAATGAAATCTAATGATGGCATCAAGGAGAAAGCTATGGTTAAATTAAAGGAAATTAAGGCCAAATCCGAAGACTCTGGGTCGAAAGCAAGATCTTACTTGGAAGGGTTATTACGTATCCCATTTGGGATTTATAAAGAAGAGCCTATTCTGAGGACCCTTTCAGAGTGCTCAAATATATTCAATGACCTTGTAAAGACACTAAATAAGTCAGAATTCCCTGTTGAGTCATTCCCAAATAAAGAAGAATATAGAAGTGTTGAAGTTAGGAAGTATAGTGCACTCTTGAAAGAAAATCACTCTGAAGTTATGAGAGTCAAATTGGCATCGCTAGTTAAGAACGGATTAACATCAGCTAAGAGAAATATACTCATATCAAATATATGTTACATAAATGGGTTAATCAAAACCTACGATATTAAGGTTCCGAAAATATGTCACTCTGGCAAGAAAACCTCATATATGAGAGAACATATTAATACATTTGTAGATTCTATAAGTCATGAGCACAATATTATTAGTGAGATCGCATTCAAATGCGGCGCTATTAAAGAAAATTCCAATATGATATCTTTACTTAATAATAATCTTGGAGAGATTGAGACGAAGATGAAGTCGGCAAACGCATTTTTGGAAAATGTGACAGAAGTAATGGATAGTGCGGTTCATGGACATAATAAGGCCAAGCGGCAAATAGAACGGATTATGGGACAGTGGATGAATGGCGAAAAATCTGGGTATTGTTTCGGATTCGAAGGCCCACCAGGAGTCGGTAAAACATCACTAGCAAAGAAAGGTATAGCTCACTGCCTACAGGACGATAATGGAGTTACCCGTCCATTCTCTTTTATAGCTGTTGGTGGATCCTCAAACGGCAGCACTTTGGACGGCCACAACTATACATATGTTGGTTCTACATGGGGTAGAATTGTCGATATATTGATGGAAAAGAAGTGTATGAATCCTATTATTTTTATTGATGAGCTTGATAAGGTAAGTAGAACAGAACATGGAAATGAATTGATCGGAATTCTTACACATCTCATTGACCCGACACAAAATGATGCTTTTCAGGATAAGTACTTCAACGGAATCGATTTAGACCTATCTAAGGCGTTGTTTATATTTTCCTATAACGATGCGTCTTGTATTGACAGAATTCTTTTAGACAGAATCCATCGCATTAAGTTCGACCATCAGTCTTTGGATGATAAATTAGTAATTACAAGAAAATATTTACTCCCTGAGATATTTAAAAAAATGGGACTTGAAGGTATCGTTGACCTGAGCGATGAGGTTATAGAATATATTATTGAAGAATATACATGTGAGCCTGGTGTAAGGAAATTAAAGGAGATATTATTTGAGATTGTCGGAGAAATCAATCTGTCTATACTGAAAGATAATGGTGAACATGACCTTCCAATAGTCATTAGTGTTGATGATATAAAATATAAGTATCTTGAAGATCGACATGAAATGAGGAAGAAGAAAATTCATACAACATCCGCAGTTGGACTAATTAGCGGACTATGGGCAAATGCTATGGGTCAAGGAGGTGTTCTTCCTATTG